TCAGCGACGAACTCTGTCCCCAGGCGCTCATCTCTCGTCACCGCAATCACATCGTGGCTCTTGACGCTCATCATCTCCCGCCACACCCCGTACGATGTTGAGAACGTACCTCCTATGCGCCTCGCTTTCTCCAGTATCTTCAGTCTGGCTTTGCTGAATATCCAATCCTTCTGATATGGCATGAATTTCACAGCATCCTCTCCCTGACGAGTCCGATGGCTCTCCTGCAGAGCTTCTTCACCCGCTCATAGTGGATTCCTGTGCTCTCTGAGATCTCCCTCCTGTTCATCCCCATTATCAGGACCATGCCAGCCATGTTCCTGAGCTCTCTGTCACGTATAGACGATATGGCGTCTCCGAGGTCTATCCAGAAGTCAGGACAATGATGAGTGCTCTCGTCTGTGAGCTCTGTCGTCGAAGATGTCTCGCCTTTTGCAACAGGGACGTGCACGGTCTTCACCTTGTAGTTTATGTAGCGCATGATCTCGCCGCGCACCTTATTGTATGCGTGCGTGGAAAAAACGACACCCAAAGTCGGGTCGAACGTCTCGCACGCTTTCTTGAGGCCGAGCATGCCTTCCTGGACGAGGTCTTCGTGAAGCGTGGGGTCGGAAGTGTGCTGCCAGCCTATCCGGCAGACCATCAGCTTATACTTCAGGACCACCTCTTCATTGAAGTCCAACCGCTCACCTCAGGATCATCTGTTCGAACTGCTCTATCATTTCCGGCGTCACTTCCAGCTCTTGAACCATCGCTGAATTTTCCGGATTGTTGAGGCCCCAGAGAGACACGAGCTCTTTTATCGCGACTATCTGAACTCTGTGGTCTCCCTTCTGCATCGCTTCACGCATTATGCGCTTGAAATTCTCCTCAGCCCAGGCGAAGTTCGCTGCGATGTCCTTCTCTGACCTGCGCATGATCTCTTTCTTCGCGAGCTTCATGAGCCGGTAGCACTTGTCCCTGCCGCATATGTATCCCCTGTCTCGCAGTACCTCCATCAGGTCGGTCACGTTCGTCCCCCTAAGCAGCTCAATCACGGCAATCTTGACCATGGGTATAGACTGTACGTTCGGGTAGTCGTCCCTGTCGCTCTCAACCGTCACGAGGGACTCGTCTATGACTTTCTGGACCTCTTCTGCCTTGTTGAGCGCCCTTTTCGCTCTGCGCTTGCGCTTCTTCTTCCTCCCTTTCGAACGTGCCACTGTTTTTCCTCCTGAAATGGAGCCTGATGCATTTAATTGAACGTGGTGCGTGCAGATGTGCAAGAGGGCGGCACCTTTTGAGCACCGAGCTCAGCGGGTACCGCCCCGAGTCACAAGTTTTTACTCACTTCACATCCTTCAGGCTTATCACTCCCAGTCTGCAGCGGATTGTTGCCGTTCCGTTGTCCTCGTTCCTCACTTCGAGGTTCTCAGCGACTTTCTTCTTGATCTGTTCGACCATCTTGTAGGTCAGGAACTCCGAAACCCTCTGAACCGTCTCTGTGTTGCACAGAGAGACCTCTGCGCTCACCATGATGTCTTCCAGTTTCAAGAAGTTTGCGCCAGGACTCTGATTCCCTGACGGTTTCGGGCATAATCCTCCAGGTTCGAGGACGCCCATCGGTCCTGTCTGATCTGTCATCTCTGTCTCCTTTGTTTTTCTGTGCTTTTCCTGTTTCCTTCTGGTATATACGGAATCACCTCTCCTTGAAGAGACAGAACAGGTGTCCGTCAGGGAGTATGTTCTCCATCTCTCTTCCGATCACCCACATCTTCATCTCCCACAGAATGCCGTATATACCTCTTCTGCTGTCTGTGTGCTGCGTGACCTCTTCGATGATGCAGTTCACAGATGAGCGATTCCCCGAAATGATCATGGTGTGAGGACCGCCGACAGAGATGTCAATCGGGGTCATCGTCGTGATCTTGATGGTTCTTACACAGTCCTGCGTCCATACCTCTTCGATGGAATCGATTGTGAATCCTACGCCGCACACTGACCCTATCATACTCTCTCCTTCTGAAGGCAAATCAGGTGTCCGTCCGGTATGGAGAACCAACACTTCTCCTCATAGTTTATGCCACTGGGCCGCTCTTTTTCCATCCGCAGAGACAGTACAGAGCGCATGATCACATCAGCGTCTATACCTAGGACCATCTCTGCTCTCCTGCACTTTTCCCTGAGCGTCATCTCATCAGCGAGCTCGTTTTGGCGTAAGCAGAGTAGAAGATGATGTTCTCCGCATTCTCGTGCTCAGGATTGTAATGCTCGCAGCACCATTCGAAGAGCTCCTCTCTGATCTTGCCGTGCTCTTCGGGAGTGAGTCCGCAGCTTCCGTATATACGCAGCACCTCATCAACGGTTTCCGCCATGAGGTACTTCTGCGTCTTCTGCACTCTCCCGTCAGGCTCCAGAGCCAGAGTCTGCTTCACCCTCTCTCCGTAATTGAGCTCGTTCACCATCATGTCCATGTTGTCCATGTGCTCACACATCTTCTGTAACTCCAGGTATGATTACGGGGCAGCGCTGTTCTGATTCTTGCGCTCTGAGCTTCGCCCTGCGCAGGACGGAAGACACGGTCCTCTTGACCGCCGTCATCGAATGCTCCTTCTCGCGCTTCAGGAGCATCCTGATCAGGGTTGACAGGGAGCAGCCGACATCGTCAGCGAGCTTCTTCCACTCCTCGCGCTCCTCCTCTGTCACCTTCATCGTGATCAGCTTATCCTTCATGTCGTCTCCTCTCTTCCTCATTGAGGGTTGTGTGATCGCTCTCTCGAAATCCCAGCCGCGCCCCATCCTCTTCTTGACCATCGTGTATGAGGTTCCTGCCAGCTCGCATGCGTGCTTCAAACACATGTTTTCTCCGCCGTACTGCACACGTATGCTGTCTCTGCGGTTCCCCGCTTGCTCCTTCCACGTCGCCCACTTGCAGTTGTCTGGCGTGTAATCTCCGCTGTTGTCGGTGCGCTCCAGCGTCAGGTCGTCGGAGTATCCGTTCTCCAGAGCCCAGTTGATGAATTTCCTGCACACCCTCCATTCCTCACACACGCTGACGTCCTTGTAGGTGCGCATCACTTTCTCTGTGCGGAACTCTGCCGTCGCTCTCCTGTGCATGAGCATCCAGATCTCCCAGAGCCTCCTGTGCTCGACCCTGTCTTCCCTCTCATACGATATGAGTCCGTCCCTGATCATGTGGTTATACCCTGTGCTCATGGGCATATCCATGAGCTTCTTCTTGAGCCGCCTGAGGATCATCCTGTGCTCAGTCTTCATAACTCACCTCCGCTCCATCTTCGTCTCTGCTCCACTCTCTGAGTATTTTTTCAACGCGCATGGAACCTGCGTATATACCGTGCTCGACCTCTTGCTCCCTGACCATGTCGGCAACTTCTTCCTCCGTTACGTCCAGGTGAGAGTATGCTCTATAGAGCACGCCAGCTACAGCGATTACTCCGTCTCTCATCGTTCACTCTCCTTTGTTGCGTCCGTGAATGAGGTAGTAGTCCCTGTCGCTCAGGTGCTCTCTGTCCCAGGGCTCTGATTTTTTCTTGAGCCTCTCATACTCGGCCTCCCTCTGCTCCTCTTCTCTTTTCTTCTGAAGCCTGACATCGCTTGACGTTGATGCTCTAGGCATGTCGGACGTGTAGTTTTCGAGAGTGAAGTATGCCGCCATGAACAGCAACCCTGCCGCTATTGCTATGACCACATCCCTCTTCTTCGTTCCGCTCACTTCCTTTTTTTCCACGCTCATCTGAATTTCCTCCTTCTCGGGATTCAATGCGAAGTAGTCTCTGCAGTTCATATCAAGGTACTCTTCATATCTGTCAGGCGCTCTCTCGTCGCACAGTCTCAGCAAGCTCTTCATGGTCTGCTCTCCTCATTTCCAGAACTTCTGGTAAGCTGCTGATGTGCGGCTCATGCTCTTGCTCGCCCACCCTGCTCTGAGCGCTTCTGCGAAGCACTCGCGGTATGTTGCGTTCGGACGGAAGCTCTTGAGCTTCTTTGCGTACCGGTGAGCGCATGTGAAGAGGTCCCTCTTGAAGCTCCAGTCTTCGACTTTGAAAGATTTTCCACCGACCCTCAGGTGTGTGATGCCTTCGATTGGGATGCAGCGGTAGCCCTCTTTGCCGAGGTCGTAGACCGAGATCAGGTTTTTCTTTTTGAAGTTGTAAGCAGGTCCTCCGCCCTTGAGGTGCTTCTTCACCTTCATCCGGCAGTTCATCTCCCTCCTCTCCCCTGTGGTGCGCTTGGTGAAGACGACCGTGAAGATTTTGCCGTTTGTGTTGCGGATTTTGCGCTCTGCTTCGTTGCGGGTGATTGTGTTCATCTTGTGACTCCTTTTTTTTGTCTATGTATATACTATAGTCCAAAGTATATACGTTGTCAAGACCTTTGGGGAGCCGAAAAGGAGTTTTTTTCATGTTTCTTCATCACCCACCCCATTCATGAATGATGTGCCCTGTGTAGAAGTCCTGTACCTTCCAGTCCGTGCGCTCTGTCCGTGCATAAAGCTCTTCCATGCTCTTCATCACCTCATCATGCGTTGGGAATGGAAGTTTTTTGCTGTCTGCTGCAAACGTAGATGCACTCATGACCGGATCTATAGTGATCCTCTTCAAAAATGCTCTCATCGCATCTATCAAGTCATCATGATTGATTTCTGTCTTCATGAGCATGTGCCCTGCCATGATCTGAAGTTCTCCGTCTCCAGGACCCATTTGAATTTTTTCTTTCCGCAATTCACCATGTCCGTGAAGTAGTTCTCAACCGCGTGCATAGGAACTTCCTCTGAGAAGCGTACTGCCGATTCATAAAATGTACCCGAGAGGATGCTCTTGTCCGGGTATGACGGGAGGATGGATCTGTAGACCTTGCACCAGATTGCCCAGAGCATGATCGTTTCCTCCCCTCCGCTCTTGTACCTTTTCAGCCAGTGGTCGAAGTTATCTTTCCAGAACACTTCTTTCTTGTACTTCCTCTTGAGCCACACGACATCGCACTCTATCAAGCTGCTTGCCGCTCCCTCTGGCATTTTGAAGAAGCTGAGGAACTTGTGCATGAGCTCTCGGTATTTCTCTTCGGTCATATCAGAGCGGCTCTCCTCTTTTTCCTTTTTCCTTTTTCCTTTTACTCTCTCTGTAGTAGTCTCTGGTAATGGTTTGTGCATATTGCCCAATTGCAATTGTGCAGATTGCCCAATTGCATTTTGCAACTCTTCATAGTTGATCCTGTACCATTTCGTCCGGTCTCTCTTGTCGGTGTTGTAGTTGCCGGTGACCAGGAAGTTTTCATTCTCCAGCTTCCTCAACGTCCTCCTCACGGTGTCGGTAGACCAGAAAGGAAACTGCTCTGCCCATTCCTCTGCTGAGTTGTAAACCCACACATGACCGTCATGCTCGTTCTCTGATTTCTGAATCCAGTAGTGAATCTGCTGAAGCACTATCGATTCGTTGAGTCCTATGAGCTCTGCAAGTTCTGGAATGACGACTAGAGGTTGTGAATCGAGCAAGAGATTCATCGCTCTCTCCTTCTGATAAATAAAAAAGCCCACCGGGTTAAACAAGCCTCTAGGGCTCCGGTGGGCAAATCTTTGTGATGCGTGTTTAACTCCGCCTTGCGCTTATCATAAGTCAGATGGAGCGGCATTTCAAATAGTTACGCCGAGTTTCCTCACTGCGGGTGACACTTTCCCTGCGGGCTCCATGAGCTCTGAGCGCTTGCAGGTGTATTCGTCTTCACCTCCAGTCCGCGAGATGTCGTAGGTGATCTTGCAGCATTCGAGACGCCTCCTCTTGATCCATCCGCCGAGCTTGAGCTCCTTGAGGTATTCGCCGACTCGCCTGTGCGAGACGGAAGTGCTCCTCGATATGTCCCTGACGCAGAACGGGTGGTCGGGGTCTCTCTCCAGTTTGTAGGCGATGTAGCTCCACAGCCCTATCGCAGGAGCGGATACTCCCTTCCTGTACATCTCTTTCGGTATGTCGATTGAATCTCTCATGCCCACACTATATGCACAGCCCCCGCATCATTTCAAGAGTAAACCCTGGATGCGGTGTGCTTCCATGGTCTTTTGGGTCAGGGAGTCGTTTGTTTTTACGCCGTGCTGTAACGAGAGATGCGTTCCTCGGCTCTCCGCTTATGAATAGCTTGATTTGCTCTCAGATTCACCAGAGAGACGTTTTCAGTGGTCTTTTGCGATGTGGGTGATCAACATCTCGGAGAGCTTCCTCGTCTCTCTGGTGTCTTCCTGAATGGTTTTTTCCAGACTCGCAAGCGTATCGGTGTTCTTGGTGTATGCTTCCGTATTTTTCTTGTAAGCATCTGATGTGTCCTTCTGTATGGATATCAGGACTCTGATCAGCCATGTGACGATTCCGAAAAGCACGATGCACACCCCTGACATTCCGTAGTTCGATATCAGATCAGCTATCTCTTTCATCATTTCGCAACCCTCGCTCCGTTCCTGTTTTGAAATCCTCTGTCCGGCCTCACCTGGGATTTGACGCCGATGTGCTCGCATATGTTCGGAGTGATCAGGTCGACCCTCATCCTGTGCTCTTTCGCATCTCTGCATATGAGCAGGTCGAAGTTGAGCATTCCGTGGAATTCGAGGAAGAACCCGGTTTTTTCAAAGAACTCCCTCGTTATCAGGTAGCACTGTGCGCTGTAGAATCCTCTGCGCTTGAAAAGAGTCATCCCTGCGAGGATTCCCAGTCCGTCCCTCGTCACAGACGTCATGCGCCTGTACCAGTCGGTTGAGAGCATCACGACATCGTCCTGGAGCAAGATCACGGCATCTGCTTCCGGATTGTCCTCGAACATGTCGGTGATTGCCCTGCATGATCCGTTGACGACTCCGTGCGGCTCTTCGAAGCGCACGACGGGGATCAATCCGTCTATACCACGGATTGTCGGGTCATCTTCGAGAGCGCAGTGTTCCAGGCATGAGGGCCAGGAGTGTTCGACGGAGAATTCCCTGTCCGAATAGAGCATGTCGCGTGCTGCCCTGTCGTCTGAGCAGTCGTCGTAGACCGTGACGGGCACTCTTCCAATGCTGCGCAGCGTTTCGTTGAGGTAAACAGCTCTGTTCTTCGTGATTATGCCTACCGGTATCACCACCCAGCTCCTTTTTGCCATGTGTAGGTCACGCCAGATACGGTTATAGACGTGAAGAATGCATTCCCAAGGTAGAAATCATTTGTAGTGGGTATAGGTCCGAGTCCTGGGTACCACGTTGTAGGATTCGCATAATAATAGGTTCCAGAGAATGCTGTCTCGAAATGTGCATACGAGGCAACAGGATACAGGTCTATTCCATTAAAACCCACTCCTGTGAATTTTCTACGAAGCGAAAGACCTGTACTCCCTGATTTTGAATATACCCACCTATGAGAAACCGAAGACGGAGTTGGAACTGATTTAGTGTAATCTGTAGGACATACAGATTTCTGAACGCCTGAATCTCCAGGGAGGTTCCACGTCTCGCCGCACCAGTTGATTGTGCCTGATGAGCCAGAGACGGTGAGCAGCATCTCAGGGTTCGGGTCACAGGGGTTTGATGTGGTGCAGCAGCAGGCGGGGTCCATCGCTACCTTGCCGTCAACGAAGAGGACCTTTCCGTTGTAGAACTGAACAGATGCCATCCATCAGCTCCCGCTTCCGCTTCCGCATTGCACGCCTTGCCAGCCTGAGACAGTCGCCCATGAGACGGAGCCCTTGTCTGCAACCCACACGCTCTGAATGCAGCGCTCCAGATTTAAGCCTGTCATCTGGACTCCGACGACGACAGAGACTTGCTGGAAAGCGTGCCAGCCCTTCGTCCCTGATGCGTCCGTGCCGTACCAGTAGCGGTTGCCTGGAGATGCGTCGTCGTTGATGAGGTGGAGTTGTCCCTGCGCTCCGTCTGCTTCTATGGATTCTTTCGCCAGATCACCGATGGAGTTCCATGCAGGGTCGCCTCCTGTCGTTGTGGAGTAGACGTTGTAGTTCTCCGGGTCGTCTTCATCGTTGAGCAGGTGGAAAGCGCCCTCTGTCGTGTCGAAGTCTATGCTCTGCTTCTTCAGGAGTGAGAACTCTCGCCACTCCTTGCTCTCGTTCGTCCCATTCTCGTCAGGTCCGTAGTACGACCACCCTGAAGGGTTCAGCTCATCGTTGACTAACTGGATTCCGTTGACGGAGTTCTCCACAGATTTCTGCGTGACAGCAGACCAGATCAGCTGATCAGGGTCCGTCCCTGCAACGTCTATCTGTATGCCCCACGAATCGAGGCACTTCGTTGAGAGGTCTTCTGGGGTGTCTCCTGGGCCGATGATCACGAGCCCCATCTCATACCATCCTCTGTCTCCGCCGTCGTCTGAGCCGTAGACGCGCCAGTCGCTGCCTGCGGAAGGGTTGTCCTCATCGTTGACGAGGTGGAAGCGCTCCGGTCCTCCTGGGAAGGCTGGTGGGAGCTTCTCTATCGACTGGATTCCTGTCACGTTTGAGTTTCCCTGAGGCCCCTGAGTTCCCTGAGGCCCCTGCGTTCCCTGAGGCCCCTGCGGACCAGTAGGGCCTTGCAGACCAGTAGGTCCGACTGGACCCTGCGAGCCCTGCGGGCCGACTGGACCCTGCGAGCCCTGCGGGCCCTGCGGGCCGACTGGACCCTGCGGGCCCTGTAGTCCATATCCACCAAAATCAATTGGTCTTTCATTTTCGCCAGAACCCACAACGAGCCAACTACCAAAGAGCAATTGAACACAACGATCTAAAATTGTTTGATTGCTATTCCATTGATAGAGGGCAACAGGAATTATTATCGACAACTGTAGAGCACTATCATCAGCGGCGAGAATTGAAATATGAGGTAGAGCAAATCTATCTAACCATAGATTAATAACGTCAGTTTTGCTGATACCCGAAGCCTGCCAATCCGTTTTATTTGTCCATAACTCATCATCATCAGTTAATGCACCTGAGAAGAGTGTTGCCTGAAAATCTGAATCAAAATATAATCCTGGTTCCCATATGTATGTTACCGTCATCACATGATTGCCAAAGACATCTTGACCGAAGGAGACATCGGAAACGCCAATCTCAAGAAACCATGAATATCCTACAGCAACGTTTTCAGAAAACAGTGGTTTTTCCACCTCTATAGTCTGAGGTTCTTGGAAGAGAACGGTCTTAGAATCAACTCTTGAATGTTCATTACCATTGAAATAGTAAGGTCCGGCAAGTCCCGTATAGCTCGTATAGGAAGTTGTTTTTATAATCGTTGGAAGAGCCAACGCATCTACATATGGATACCATTCTTGGCCCCTTTCTGGGCCAATGACTGCATCTGTATTATTGAAATCGATTCCAGCGGCATGTTGGTGGAAAAACTGATCCTGAGATATATACAATTCACCATCAGCAGCTCCAAGTGTTTCGAATGTGTTCGTTCCAATTCTAATGTTTGTCAGAACACTATTGATATTATTCCATTCTTGAGTCGTTGGAACCCTTCGACTAGGACCCTGCTCGTTGCTGCCTAATATGTTCAAAGCCATTTTATAGCCTTTTAAAGATCAAGTGAATCAATAGTTGTAGAGACATCGAACCATGGTGTTTTTACTTCAAGTTGCATCGTAAATCTTGTTGAGTTATTTTCATTATCGGATAACTGCATACCTCTAATGAACCACTTGCTTGTCGTCTTCAGTGTGTATTCTGATCCACCCTTAATCGCTCCATATGCCCATGTTGGACTATAATCATAGGCCGCAAAGTAATTGCTCCCCTGAGAAGTATTAGACGGTCCTCTATCTGCATCTAAAAATTCTTTAGTCTGATATGTAACAACATCTTCTAGTGTTTCTAGAACAACTGCATTTCGTATAAGTGCAAGGTTCGTATCAGCTTGTGCTGTTGTTCCGCCACTCACGCTTTCTGTAAGAACATCAGCATATCCTGTCCATTTATGAACAACGCGGAATATATCATACGCAATATCAGGGATTCTGATTGGCGTTGCCTGATTGACATTCCTGACACCTGTCTCTTTATAAACAGAATAATTCGAACGAATTAGGTCTTTTGGAAGGCTTGATTCATTTACATTCGGATACTGAAGACTGATATCGGAAATATATGTGTAACTAGAAGTATCACCTGTTATGACCAGATTTGGAAAGGACATATTCTACCTCTATGCAATTTCAGTACCGACGATCACAATCTTCAATGCTGCGGTTGCCGCGCCGTTCGTGATGTATATGACCGCGTTCGTGTTCACATCGATGTCAGCAGCTATGCTCATCGCTTCACCGGCAGAGAGGGCAGGGAGCGGCTGAATTGCGGACTGGACTCCTGTTGCTGATCCGATGAACACGTCACCTGCGTTGTCAGAGTCGGCTTCAACGTATATACCTTGAATACCGACCATCGCAACGGTGTTTCCGTAGACGTCACTGAGGGAGTCGTCTCCGACGTTGAGGCTCGACTGAACTCCGGTTGCTATGCTCAGCTCGTCATGGTAGACGATGCAGCCTGATCCTGGCTGTTTGCTCACGGATTCTGAGATCTGCTCGCTCGGTGTGCTGAGGTCAACACCAGCAAGGGTGTTGGTGAGTGCAATTGATGCTCGGATGTTTCCTGTTACTGCCATGATTTGACTCCTTTACAAAGCGTATTTTGGATCGCTACCTGTGTTTATAACCTTCACTTCTAAAGACCTACCACCATTGAATCTTGCAGCTTCAGCAGCTTCACGTTCTCTCTGTGCTGTTACGCTTTTTCCAGTTGGCGTTGCTGCACCTCTTCCTTCAATCCAGTTCGACAAGGTTGCAACTGAGTTGACTGCACCATTATAAACACTAATAACTTCACGAAGTGTTTTCAGGAAAATTGCAAATGCATTTGTTGCTGCTGTAACGAGCTCAATTGTGGAGAGCAGGAATGACATAAATGACTCGTCCTTGGTCATTTCTGCAATTTGTTCAGCAACCCTTGAGATGGCATTTTTGAGTTCATCAAGCGCACCTGAAGATTCCAGTTCCTGCAATGTGTTGATAATTGCTTTCAGAATTTCCTTATAGCTATCAAGTGCTCCGCCTCCACCTTCTCCACCTTTTGCGAATATGTCTTTGACTAAACCACCAAGACGGTCTTCGAGACCTTCTGCTGATTCTTCGAATGCTTCCCTGCCTGCCTCGCCAAATCGGTTCAGGCTCTCTTGAAGCTTATCAAGAATTTTTGCCGAGCTTGCTCCTGCATCTACAAGCTTCGTCAGGCTGAGAACACCTTCTCGACCAAGTGCTGTTGCAAATGTACGGAGGGATTTCTTCAAAAGTGCGCCACTCAGGCCGGTCTCAATACGAATGGCAAGCTCACCAACTCTGCTCGCCATCGTCGATAAGCTTACGTTGGCCACATTTGCTGCATAACTGATATTGTCGAGGTTTTTCAAGGCAAATTCTTTTCCTGCTGTTGCCCTGAGTCTGACATAGGCATCAATCAGCTTGTCTGTTTCAAATGAGCTTCTTTTGGCACGCTCTCGAATGAATTCAAATTCTTCGGCACCTGCCTTCATGTCTCCAGCAAGAAGCTGAAGACGAATCTTCAGTGTCTCAAATGATTTTGATGCATCAACCGTTTCCTTGGTCATGGCGAGAATACCAGAAGCAACGGCGGCAAAGGCACCAACAGCAGCAAGAGAGGCACTGGATGCAGCAAGACCGACACTATTCATCGAAGACATGAATTGCTTGATGTCAGCCGATACGACGGCTTTCAGTTTATTCGCCATTTTTCAATCTCTTGAAGGTTTCCTGTTGTGCTTTGAAGATTTTCTTGTCTTTGTGGCTCATTGGTATTTTGCCTGTGTTTTTGGAATACCCAAGGGCAACAATCTTGAACACAATGAGGCAGCTCATATTCCAGAGAACATCTTCGATTGACTCATTTGTCTCTGAAACAACCAACCAGACATAAGTAATAGCCCAATCGTAGTCTAATCGATTAGGTCCTTTTTTTTTACATCATTCGATGGTAAATCTTCTGACATAAGAATGACATCTGAGAGGGCAATGAAAACAGCGTCAACTGTTTCTTGGAAGTCATATCCTACGAAGTTGGCTTCGTAGAAACTTCTTGCTGCCTCCTCAAAATCCTTCTCAGCATCCGCAATCTTTTCAGTTCTATCCAGAAGTTGTTGGAATAGATCTGGATTCTTTTCCACCATCGGCTTCAACATCATCATCTGTTTGATGCGCTGTTTCATAGCCATGATGGGCTTGATAGCCTTCTTACCTTCACCAAGGACGTACAAAGCCTTCATACAGTCCATTGGGTCTAAAGGAGCCCCTTCTTCAAGCTCACCTTTGATGAAGGGACTGTCGATCTCAGCGAGAAGAACCACATTACCAATAGCAACCGTCACATCAATCGGCCCAATCTGGTATTTGCCGCCAATGCTGCCGAGGTTGAGAGTAGAATCCTCTTCTTCAATTTCCTCTTCAACCTCTTCAGCGGTTTGATTCAGGAGGCTCTTAACCTCTTCGGGGTCGAGTTCGTTCAGCTTCTTACTTCTGAGGGTCTCATTGTCTACGGTGACTTCCATTACAAAGACCTCAGATTATGGCAAGTGCGGATATGCTGTTGCTGTGATGTCAACAGACCTGAAGCCGTCAACAGTGTCCGTGGCGTTCCTGGAACTGATGAGATAGCTCTGTGTTCCGTATTGCTCCGTGACAAAGTCGAATGCCGTTCCGATTGGGTTGGCTGCCTCTTGACCGTTAATTTCAAGGTAGTTCAGGGAGAGTTCGATTTTGTCATCGTACTCCTGCACGGATACCGTGTTGCCGTCAGTGCCTTTCGCTTCAGCACGTTCAGTCGTGTGATTCACACTGTAGTTCTGAACGATACCGTAAGTGTAGATTGGGCCAGTTGCCGTTTCGATACTGAAGACCAGTACTGTTCCATCTTGCAAACCTGCCATGATTTGTTCCTCTTTTAGGTTATGACGTAGTCGCTACAATCAAAATTATGAGATTCTTCTGCCACAGTTTGTCATCTGAAACATCAACTGACCCCTGTGGGATTACACCGTTATTGTAAACATTCAGCCCTTCTGTGGTATTCAGGACCGTTACAATGTCAGATTGATTGAAGAATTCTCTGACTTCACCGCGCAGAGCGTTGGCCGCTCTGCCGTTCTCATCGATGCGCTTCGAAGTGGAAACTCCAACGGTTAAAAGAACACGTTCTGCAACAAAGTAATTGACAGTTCCCCCCTCCTCATCAACCAGTGTTGCCTTAACCTTCACTGATTCGGTCAGGTCTTTCTCCTTGATGTCCTCCCAAGCCTTGACCGTGACGTTGTTGTCGAAAAAGGTCTTAATGTGAGCGATTACCGAATCTTCAATAACGCTCTCTATGTCAAGTGTTCTTGGCATTGTTAAGCCCCGTTGTTAAAGCTGCTTGCTGTCTTTCTTTGCAGTTTTTCAAGTCTCTTCTGAAGCCGACGTCTGGCAATCATTACGGCATTGCTCAGCATGTATGTTGGAGGCATTTTTCGGGTGCCAAACTCAACATAAACTCCGTAATGTACCAAGTTTGAAATGGTGCCCTTTCTTTTCCCACCTTTGCCTGTCTTCCGAAGCTTCCATGAAGACTGCAACTTGCCTGTTCTTACAGGCGTATTGATTTTTGCCTTGTCAAATAATTCGGTGGCCGTCTTGTCAACAATGTCCCGAACACCACGTTCCATCTCTTTTTGAGACTTTTCCGTGCTTCTCACGAATGATGAAACTGAAGATCCCCAAGATAAACTCATTCGTATACCACCTTCAATGCACCAAGTGTTTCGATTTCAACTGATCGGGAAGTCTCCTTATCCACAAGCCGACTGTCAATCGAACCATCTTCGTTGACCTTCAGATAGTTGTGGTCTTCTGTGGCTTCTTGTCCGAATATCTGAAAGGACATTTTTTCCTCAGAACTTTGCGATTCCAGCTTCGATGTAGCGCTCCAGAGTTTTGAGCGCAGGGACGGCAACCGTTGACGTCTTCTCTCCGGAGTCGTGAGAGCAGAAGGGGCACACATCGCGCTCTGTGACGCTGAACTCCTTGCGGGGGAAACACCTCATGACGTCCTCGATGCTTTTGAGCTCTGTGCCGGAGAAAGGGATCTGGGCTTCCTTGAATGAGTATGCGATTGCGGAGAGCGTTGTGACCCCTGCTTCTCTTGCGATCAGGACGCGCTGCTCTCCGACTTCGACGTAGGTCCTGTCCTTTTCAACCCTGATCAGGATGGGGTCTGTGATCCCTTGTTCTGTGAGCAGAGTTTTGAGCGCTGTGTACTCATCTCTCGATTTGATCGCAGAGATTTTTTCCACGGGCTCTGTTCCTGTCTCGTGGTACGTCTGAACGTCATTGGGGTCAACCTGAAATGAGATGATCATCTGAAATTTCCCTTTCTAGCAGTTTTATGTCTTCTTCTGACGGGGGAGGAACAGCTGAGATTCCGTACTCGCCTCTTTCGATGAAGTGCTCCGGATTTACAGAGATTGAAGAGAGCAGTTCGTTTCGCTCCTCTTCTGACATGCCGTAAGCGTTCTTGAGCACGACCTCAGGGATTCGCCCTGTCGTGAGCTTTCCGAGCGCTGCTGTTTTAATCAGCCAGTGCTTCCACTCTTCCCTGTCGAGCTCTGTCCTGCGCTCCGGCGTTACTTCGCCTATCACTTCCTTGAGCTTTCGGGCTTCGCGGTAGAAGATTGCACATTCGCGCTTGAGGTCGTTGAGCCCTCTGTTCGCCTCTTCGAGCTGACCGCGCTTCTGACGCAGTTTGACGGCTGCTCTCCTGTATTCGAACGTATCGACCGGGCTCTGCCCGTTTTCGAGCTCTTCGATGTCGATGAGCAGGAGGTCGAGCTCCGTCTGCGAGTCTCGGATGCCTCGGACGCGCTTGTAGAGCTCTCTGAGCGCCTGTTTGTAGGTGCCCCAGGGGGTGCGCCCTCCGAGGACGAAGGATTGCAGCTGAATGTCGTCCTGGCCTGTCTGGTGGTCGTTTAGGATGTCGTTCAATTTCATTGTCATTCCTACAATCCGCTTCCGTATACTGAGTTCCTGCCAGGCGAAGGAATGTCTTGTTCGTTCGTCCATGAAGAACCATCGAATGAGTCACAATCTCTGATTCTCGTTCCATCCCAGCCGGTATATACATATGCTGTCGAAGTGCCGATTGTGCTTGCTGCACAATTTGACCTTCCTGGGGCTGGCATGGAAGTCTCTGATGACCACGAAGAGCCGTCGAATCCTTCAACGGTCGTGAGCAACGACGGGCTGTATCCTCCGTATGAGTACACCTTTGATCCAATGGTGCTTCCGACAACTCCATTCCTCGTTGGAAGAGGACCGCTCGTCAGAGACGACCATGATGACCTGTCGAACGAATCGCAGTCTCTCATTCGCCCTCCTGATGAGTGTCCGTAGTAAGCATAAATGGTGTAGTTGAGCCTGGCACATCCAAAATTGTACCTTCCTGGTGTTGGTCCGTTAGTGTCAGCAGACCATGAAGACGTGTCAAATTTGTCATTATCTCGCAGATACACTCCTGTGTATCCGAAAAGACAGTGGAGCGCTGTTCCTATCTCGCATCCAGAGTGAGACCTCCTCCCAGGAGACGGCAAGTCTACATCAGCAGACCAAGATGATCCGTTGAAAGCATCATTATCTGTGAGATTTGATGTTGTCGACGAGACATATCCGCCGAACGCATACATATTTGAGCCGATTGTCGCTGCTGCTGGGGCCTGCCTGATTGGAGACGGCAGTGAAGTGTCTGACGACCAAGATGATCCGTTGAAAGCATCGTTGTCTATGAGTTCAGAGCTTCCGTCGTTACCAGCGACAGCGTAAACGGTCGAATAACTCGGAAGAGGTATCTCCAGACCCTGATCGTTGATCGTCCAGTTGTGGTCTGCTATCAGGGCAGCTCTCGCAGATTCTGCACTCAATCCATAATACGAATCTCCGGCGTCCAGAGTCACGTCGTCCTGAACGTCCTGCGCTTCCCATCCTATGAGGAGTGCATTATAATTATCTGTGCTCAGCCCTGCTCCATTGTCGAACATGCTTGATGCGTCGATGAGAGATGTGACGTCCCATCCTGAAAGGTCCTGGTCGAATGCCGTCGCTCCGTCGAACATGCTGGTGAAGTTCAGGCAGGAACCTGTGCTCCATCCAGATATGTCCTCGTTGAACGCTGTGTTGTCCTTGAACATGGAGTCGAAGGTTATGATGGACGCAGTGTTGATGAACGGGGAGCCCCATGAAGCGATGTTCGTGCATTCTCTAAACATGCTCTCTGTGCTCGTGATCCCCAGATCAGCGCCAGCGGTTGAGAACGCCGTGATCAGGAGGTGGGTTGAGCCGATAGCATCGTAGAGCTGAATGTATGTGACGTCAGCAGAGACGATGGAGACGTTGTAGGTGCCTGGTGTCGCGTAGGAGTGGGTCTTCCTGCCGTTTGACGAAAACACCTCGATAGCCGAACCATCACCCCAGTCGACCATGACGTCTTCATTCACTGTGCCGCCGATGCCGAATGCGTAGGTGTGCGGCGTTGTGGTCGTTTCGATTGTCCATGTCATCGGCGTGTCTGACGTGAGGAAGACCTCGCCTGTCCTCAGGTCGATAACAGAGTCTGCGCCGTGAGCTTTGAAAAGCGCAATCCTCCCGTCAACGTCTCTTGTCACTCCTACGGATATAGGGTCTACAAAAAAACGTACTCTTCCGTTCGATTTTGAAATTCCCTTATAAGCCATTGGAGCTCCTCACTTTTTTCAGCTGTAGGAAAGCGCCGTGAGGTCCGTCGCTACGTTGTCGAAGAGGGTGTCTCCGTCTGCCCAGGTCCTCGTTCCGTTCGTGTCGATTTTCTGGCAGCGCCATGCTGCTGTTGCCTGTGCTGTACCAGGCACAGCGTGGCCGATGTAGGTGTCTGTGCCGTCTACGGTCACTTTCCTTGCGTAACCGTCGAGGTTCACCTGATAGATGCTGTTGGCATCCATGATCTCAGTAGCCATGATCAGTAGCCCTCAATTTCAGATGTTGTTTCTGCGTACGTGATGTGCGATGGCCTGCCTGTTGACTTCTCCGATTCGTTCGGCAGTGAAGTCACCTGTTTCGCAAGCATGTCGAGCGACTTCATGGTCGATTTGTACTCTTCCATGATGCCCTTGGGAAATTCTTCTTCCTGGTCTCCGAACTGCACCCACGTCTTGTAGCGCATGATCGGTATGACGAGACCTCTTATGTAGTCGACCGCAACCGAATCCGTGACTGGGATTGTGTAGCGTGAGCCGATTGCCGCATTGACCATGCCCTCTGCCGCAGTCAGGATCATAGTCAGGTGGTCTTCATCGACCGTTCCGTTGACCTTGTAGACGGCAAGCACGCGGTTGAGAAGCGTCTTCGCTTCAGCAAGTGTGACGTACATCTCTCTGCCTCACTCATTGTAATGGAGGTTACTCCCTCCCGTTTTTTACGCGGGAGGGAGCTGCTTCAAGCCTGATTAAGACTTGTAACCGCCATAGATTTTATGAGGAGCTCCTGGAGCTGCGGCCATCCTACCATCGGCCATGTAGTCGATGGTTTTATTTCTCGCAACTTCCTGAGCATTGCTCATAATCGGCGAAGGAACTTCACGGATCTGAAGGAGGACTCCCTTGATGACGTCCGTGGTGTCCGAAAGGAACCAGTAGTCGTCATACGTACCGATGAGGTACGGGCTGACGTTGACAGTCATGCCAGTCGTCTTGTAGAAGTTCTCAATCTGAATCGTGCTCGAACTGTCGATGCCGAAGTAGTTCCTGACGATGTCCCACGCTGTTTTCTCCAGCTTGGGTCCGACGGTCAGGACGTTCGGGGTGACAGCGAGGGGTTCGCCGTTGTGGTCGAGGTAGCTCATCATCGCCACACGGGCAGTCTCGAATGTCGTTGCCGACAGAGCGCTGGTCGTGTAGTTGTTTATGACGTTGCTTCCGTACGAACGGCTGGCAGCGCTGAAGAGAGCAATGCCGTCATACGCCTTGGGGTTCGAGGTCATCACGCCAGCAATCAGGGACTGCTGCTTTTTGAACCAGCCCTGCACCATGTTCGGAACGAGGTCCACGTACATGCCAATCTGATCGTCTTCGATCTGATTTTTCGGCATCTTGATGGACATTTCGTAGTCCTTGTTGAGGACTTCGAACTGCTGACTCGCAACGTCCTTGAACTGACGCGCACCGTTCCACTCGCTCCATCCGCCGAGGGCTTCAAGGAATGCGTAGAAGTTCGACGCGGTCGTGGATGTGTAGGTTGTCGCCAGTGACGTGAGTTGACTTTGAACACCAGCTTCGAAAGCGGTTGTCCACTTTGCGTTGAGCTGCTTGTTCAGGTCCTGGAGACTTGCATCATTGATGTTACCCATGATTCAATCTCCTTACTGTCTCTTCGCAGGGTCGAAGTCAACGAAGACACCGTCAGAGGTGACTTCGGCAACGATTCCTGCGACATTGTAGTTCGTGCAGTGGTCCATGGTCACTTTCGCAGCGTCCATGACATAACACTGAGCACCGATGTTGGCGACTGTGACATCGCTCTGGTTGCCGATGAGGTGCACTGCTGTGCTGATGAAGCTCAGCTCCTCACCGTCGTCAGTGTTATCGACTTCTTGTGTGGAGACACCCAGAACCACCTTCGATGCGGTGTCCGTTGCAGGAGCAACTTCACCGTTCGAGTCGGCCTGGACCATCTCTCCAACATAGATCTTGGCGGTATCCAAGATCGTACGAGCGTCCACGTAGGAGAACTTCGCCTCTCCAGTCCGTGTCGCTTTTCTGTTTGCACCAGCCATAGCTTGTTCTCCTAGCTAGTTGGGGTTCAGGAAATTATCCTCGACTTCATCTGATCCTCGCGCCACTTCTTGAGCTCTTCATCTCCGCTCTCTGTGCCGTTGTTCTTCTGCTGAAGAATCGTCTTCACTTTCGGAGCATGCTCAGCGAAGAGCTGAAGAGATTCGAACGTCTGGCTCTCTGCCCACTCTCTGAGGTTGTTGTTGATGGAGCCTGATGCTATGAGTTTTTCGATGAGCGTGTTCTTTTTAATCGCTCCGAGCTGCGCTTTGATCTCTTCGTTCTCTTTTGCGACTGCGACGAGCTTCTTCTGGTTCTCAAGCTCTGTCTTCAAAATCTCGTTCTGCTCGAAGACGTCAGAGGAGTTGTTTTTGAGCTCTTCGAGCTGTTTTTTCAGCTCTTCGTTCTCGCGCATCGCTCTGGTCACGATGTCGTCTTCTTCCCCTGACTCTTCCTCATGCTCTGAGGATTCTTCCTCACCTCCTTCCTGGCCCTCTGAGGATTCTTCCTCTTTTTGCTCTTCCTCCTCCTCTCCTTCCTGGCCCTCTGAGGATTCTTCCTCTTTTTCCTCTTCCTTCTTCTCTTCTTCTTCAGACATCTTCTGATTCCTCTGAAACTTCGGTTTTTTCTTCCGGGCTCTCCTGATCCTCATCGAGCGTCTGCTCTATGTCGGACTGCTCGAATTTGAACTGGTATTTGCCGGGGAAATTGAATCCTGGGAGCTTGTTGACGCGGTCGACGAGCTGGTCCGTGAGGGTCGTCTCAATCGCAGAGATGTCGTCGATGATGCGCTGCTCAAGAACCTCCATGTGTACCTCTGCTGTGCTCCTGTTCGAACTCTCCGAGGAAGATGTGGAGTCCTGGCCGAGTATCACCTGCACGATTGACTTCTTGATGGAGTCTTCGACGTCGAAGAAGTACTGTCCGTTGAGCGTCCCTGCGGTCTCTTTGAAGTCGACCTGGACATCTGCTGGGAAGACAGCGCCGTCAACGTCGGAGTAGTTTTCGATCAGGTCCTCTGCGTTCTGCCAAGCCTGCGCATAGGAGTCTTTGTCTCCTGGCATGTTGCAGAGCAGGAAACCTCTGCCGTACTTCTTCTGAAACTTCAGCTTCGCTTCGAGCGACGTCCTTTTGAGGACGTAGAGCCATGAGACGCAGTTTCCGAGCCAGCCCCTCGCCGGATCTTCCTGACCTGGGTTGAGGTAGTGCGAGATCATCTTATTCTTGTTGAAATCGACGCCCATCGGATTCTTCTGAGTCCAGAGCTTCGGATAGTTCACAGCTCCGTTGAATGTGAGGAACTGCGGAGGTATCGGATTGAAGCCGACGATTGATTCATCGTCTGTGACTATCTCAGCGAGCTTGATTCCGACGAGGTAGGAAGGTCCGAGCATGGAATTTATCAGCCCGTCTGTCGACAGGAGGCCCTCTGAAGGGTCGCCGCTGATGTTCTTGATGTATTCCGTGAGCTTCTCTGCTGCTCTCGCCTCTGGCCCTTCGACATACCATTGCTTCGATGTGACGTACGATGTGCGCGTCTCAAGAGAGTGGAGTATGTCGGGGTCCTTCTCTGCGATCTCAGAGAGGAACTTGAAGTAGTTCGTCGTTTCCCCTTCGTTCGCAGCAGCGTTGAAAATCGCAGTGTATGCAGCAGGGGTTATGTTGGGCGACTGCTCGCTGATTGCTGATCTGTCGAGCGGGAGGAATGTGATGCGTCCGTCGGTGATTGCAGGCATCTGGGGTCTGTCTCCGTTGGTTTGTGCTCATTATAAACGCTCAGATTTTTTCTGGTCGTTGCTGAGCACGCAGCGGAGCTACATCGTGAACCTCTTCTTCGCAATCTCGTCGAGCTTCCTGTTTCGCCTGATCCTGTCTCGTATAGACGTTCCGTCTCTGGGCTCTGGCGTTTCTCCCAGCTCGCTCGACCTGTCTGACTCGACAGCGAGGATGTCCGGGTTGGAGCTCTCAGGAACAGCGGTGAGCGCCATTGCGAAAGCAGAGAACATGTCGCCGTGTCCGCCGTTGCCGGACCTGACCGACTGATAGACGATGTTCCCTGACGGCGTGATCACTCTGTCGATGGAGAGGAAGTCGTCCGCAACCGCTTTATCCGCACGCATCCTCACTTTTCCGTTCTGGAAGTAGCGCTTCACCTTCGTGCACATCTCTCCTTTGCTCGGAAGCGTCGGGTCGAAAGCGACGACCCTCGATTCTCCCAAGCGCTTCTGAAGTATAGACGTCGGGTGCCTTCCTATGCCTGCGTTGTCGCTGACGAGCTTCCTAACAGCATAGCGCTTGGCAAAATCCTCGCACAGGTCGAGCTGATCCTCTATCGGAGTGCCTTTCGGAAAATAATAGGGCTCGACGATTTCAACCTCATCTCCGAGCGCTCTGATCACGCAAACCGCTGCGAAGTCGCCGTCTATGCTCTCTGCGCAGTCGTACCCCATGTAGAGCGGGCCGCTCCCCATGTGCCCCTCTTTTTCCAAGCGCTCCTCTGCTCTCTCGACCTCAGCAACCGCAAGGAGAGAGCACGCATCGTCGGCAGGTATGCAGCAGAACTCCTGCGAGAACGTGTGTTCGTCGTAGGTGCTCTTGAGCCAGTTAATGAATGCATCGCGTGACTCATACGGTTCGTTCCCCATCTTGACCATCTTCGGATTGACGATCAGTTCGACGAGCCCCTGATCAACAGCATCGTAAATCGTCGTCGCATGGTGCTCCCACTCTGAATCGGGCTTCTTCGCTTCCTTCACGAGCCGGTTGAACAGGGAGTTCCTTGAGCGGTGCGTTGAGAGCACAGAGAGCCTGCCTCCTGACATGATTATCGGCTGAGCGACAGACATGAGCCTCTCGGGGTCTCTGTGCAGGGCGAGCTCGTCGATTATCAGTGATCCGCCTTTACCAGCTGCTGCGTCAGGGTTGCTCGAAACTGCAATCAGCCTGCTCTCTCCGCTCTTGTGCGGTATCGTGAGTTCCAAGCGCTTGAAATTCTTCTCCGGTATCTCATCCTTCGGATTGCAGGCGTTCCACATCTTCGCCCACCTCGTCA